TTATAATATTTCGTTGAAAAGGTCACTCGCTTTTTCTTTATCACGCTCAGTCAAATGGCTATACGTGTCAATTGTAATTCTGATATCGGAATGACCTAGCTGTTGTTGAATGATTTTAAAATTCACATTCTTGCTAACCATATACGATGCGTACGAGTGACGTAAATCGTGAAAGGTGATTCTGGGTAAATTATACTTCTTGATGATTCGACCCCAATTAGTGGATGCTGTTTGGGGGTGCGCTGGGAAACCGTCTTCTCGTGTGAATAAAAAATTGATCGGTTCTCCTTTATCATCTAGTAGTGGATTCCAAGCGCTACCAGAAGCAACTTGCAATTCGAGTTGTACCTTGGCATAATTTTTCAATTCTTTCATAAAGAAGTCCGGCACGTTCACTTGACGTGCTTTTTTGTTTTTCGTCGGACCTAAGATGAGTTTTTTTCTTTCTTTATCATATTGAAGGGTTTTATCAATCAGTATTGTGTTTTTATCAAAATCTATATTACCCATCCGTACGCCAGCAACCTCTGCCATGCGTAATCCAACAAGTGCAGCTAATTTGATTTGCATTGCATGTTTCGGATAAACGTTTTCTAGTACTCCAAAAAGATGCTTCAATTGATCCTCGTCGTAAAAACTTAATTCCTTTTGCTTCTTTTCTACTTTTGGAGGTTTCATACCATTCATGGGGTTGTCCTTTAAAACTCTCCATTCTACAGCTTTAGCAAAAATACTTTTCAGTGCAACGTGCATACCGAGAACGATGCTAGCTTTTCTATTCTCTTTCCATTTTTTGAAGCATTCCACAAGATGAAATGTCTTGATGCCGGATAACTTAAAGTGGCTTAATTCTTCTAAAATGCCGTAATCCAGATGTAGTTTATAAAAGTCTCTAGTCTTTATTGTTAAATCGACACGGACATAAACATCCATCCAGCGATGTGCAAATTCCCCGAACTTAATATTTTCAAGTTTTTCTAGATTCTTCATACCGTCAACTTCAATTTCGAATTCCGTGATAGCTTTATTTATTGCGCGGTCGGACATCGTTTTCATACGTACTGTTTTAAAAAACCGCAAACGTTCACCGGTTTCTTCGTCATACCCTTTTTCTACTGTTATTTTGATGCGCGGCTCACCTTTCTTCGTTGGAGCCAGTTCTTTGTAACTTGCCATGGTATCATTCCTTTCTTTGTGTAAAAGAAAAGAGCAGCGCATGAGCTACTCTTTTACTTTTTAATTGCAACCGGTTGGAATTAAAGTTTTTGTTCGGATCTAATCGCTTTTCCAATTAATCTTACTGGATTGTCTCTTGTAACGACGATTGGCTCGTGTGCCGGATTATCTGGCATCAATATAGTTATACCATTTTGCTTTTTAACTCTTTTCAGTGTGGCATATGCGTTTAGATTAAATGTTACAGCTGCTATTTCGCCATTTTCCACTTCTTCTTGAATTCGTATCAATACCATTGAGCCATCTGGTATTGTCGGGCTCATCGAATCACCCTTAGCTTGAAGGTACACTAAGTCGCCTGCAGGAAGGTGTTCTTCTAATACTGTGCGGTAATCTTCATAATTTTCTTCCACAAGGATGGGATCTCCGCAAGCGATATATCGGGGAAAAGAAAAGTTATGGAAAGCTTAGGTGGTGGAAAATCGAAAGCTTATCAAGAAATTAGCAGAAGGGTATTCTCGCTATTCTGGGGTGAATTCAATAAGTATTTCGAGATTCCTAGATACAGTGAATTACCTAGAATTCGATTTGACGAAGCCCTTTACTTTGTTGGGGAATGGTCACCGAATACAATCATGCGTCTCGAAATCAAAACGTTAAACGGGCAACAACACTTGAAACTATCAGAACAGGACGGTGGCAGCAATGACTAAGTTGAGAGTGATTGATGGGATTCAGAAAGAGAAACCGAATTACCGCAGGATTTACTCGAAGGCATTTGCCAACACGCTTAAGAGCGCACTAAAAGAGACAGAAGAAATAAAGGAATTTCAATTCTCTAACTTGAGCTTAGATATTCGGAAAAAAATAGTTTTGTATGGCGTGAAGAATATTAACGCAACTAACCTTGATATTCTTGATAGCGAATTATTGGTAGGTACATTCAATACAATTTCAATGCTTAATTCAATGATGGGTACATTTACGCCGCGGGAGTTTCTAACGGTCTTCCCGATAACCAAGGAGTACGATGGGGCAAAATTCGGAGTGAAGGATTATTTCTACACAAAAAAATGCATCGAAGAGTTCGGCATGGACAAAGTGATTGGGGAAGAAATGAAGCGATTTCATTGGGATTATACTAATCGGGAATTAACAAATTTTGCGGTTCGAACAATGGTTATTATGAGCGCTATTAGTCGTTCTGAAAGTGACAAAGGGGTCGTGGAGGAGTTCTTTGGAGGACAGGTCGGTATCACTCACGCAATGACTGAGGACCATCAAGACAAACAATTATCTGCAAACAATGACACTAGGAAAGCTCAGGAAGTAATGTCATTTAGAGACGCTGTTCATAATTGGATCATAGAAGTTTTTGATGATGAGTGCAAAGAAGTATTAGACGATTCAATGAAAGGGAAATTGACTAGTGATGCATTTGATAAGGAAGCGTCAGCGGTTTTTGGGACATTCTTAACTGAGCTATACACAGAAAATCGTGAGAGGTTTATAGAACTTGCTAAACCAATTTATGAAGAATATTGCAGGATGAAAAACGAGGAAGATACTTACTGGAAAAGAGAGCAATTAAAAAACGCTAACTTAAGCCTAATAGTAAATAAAAAACTCACTCCTAAGCAGCAACTTAGAGAGTGAGCGAACCAAAGGTAGGTGTACCAATAGTATATGTCACCACTATATCCTAAATGACTGGATTTTAGTAGTGAGTGCTGTTTCCAGAGAAAAGTAGTACCCCGTACCAAATAGTACGTCAGTTATGTTAACCTCTGGACCTGTTACCTCAAAAAAGCAAGGGGGTGCTATTTGCAAACAAGGTCAAATTTAACTCACCCTACAAAAAAAGCCGCACTAGAATTGTTGCACCTTATCAAACATTGTGCGTGGCCGTAGTAAATACAAATGGTGAAGTAAGAAAGAGGTACTAGACTGTTTCAGTTGAACTGTAAACTTTGGTGATTTTCCAAAAGTCAGCAACAGTCTTCGTGTCTACCAGTGTTTATGAAACACGACCCAATAATAATTAAAAGAATAAACAGAACAATAAGCAAAGCGAATCCTGAACCGAATCCTGACCGATTTTCAGGTCCGCAACCGCAGCCGTAACCTGCATAACCCATAATGTACACCTCCTAAAAACGAATTAATTCATTCTATGTCGGTAATTAATGATTGTCTGGTTCATCTGTTTATTTTTTAAAAATTTTCTTTATTCGCTGTAGGTACGATGAGCGAGTGTGAGAGAGAGAGTACGTGTGTACCTACAGCTCTTAAATAGTATATTCAAATATATAAAAAGCGCTGGGCATTCAACTTAGAAAGGGATGAAAAATAGTAGGACCAAATCCAATGGATTGAAAGAAGAAATAAAGGATGAGCGAAAGTTACTTGCAATCTTGCTGGAGAAGCGGTGAGAATAAAAAATTTGTTGGAAGTTGGATGAGTCAGGTGAAAAAACAGGGGTGGAAGGTGGTGGAGAGTTGATAGCGGGGATGAGTTATCGGCTTGGGAGATTGAGTAACTGAGTTGCTGATGCGTTATGGGTAGTGGCGTGGTGAGGTGGGAAACGCGGGCTAATGAGGAGTATTTTTTTAGTGTATATTCACTTAACCTCTAGTTCAACCAATCTATTTAAGCATTGGTTAGAACATTTGCCGAATTATCAATTAAAGGATCCTCTCGAGGATTATTAAGAGGAGCTCGATTAATAATACTTTTATTTCATGTTGCATTTAACTCACCTCCTCATAAAGGCATGTTCTTATTATGATTCAATATTTTTGAAATATACCAAGGAGTGGACGAAGTGACTGCATATTAAGAAATAATCAAGCTGTTACCACAGTTACCATTCGAGGTGCTGAAAGATATTGAAAGGCGCACTGGAGATTGAATGTGGAGCGGCGGTAATGAGGATGATCCGTATATTCACCAGCAGTTGCGGTATGGCAAAAGATTTGTGGAGGAGTACGGAAAAAGACCACTGATTAGAACTCAATCAGCGGTCCACCTCGCAATTTTGACCTCATCGTTTAATTTCATTTGCAAATGTTTTTTGTTCAAAAGGAAGCCTAAAGGACCTTAATGATTCTGACGATAGATAATGAATTAAGGCAATGATTCCTCCTGTAACGTCTGAAATTAAATCTAAATCTGTATCTAATAAACTGGGTTGATTCTTAACAACTGGTTTAAACAGTTCATCCTGCAAAAACTCAAATATTTCATAAAAAGTACCTAAAGTTGTTGAAAGAATAATAAAGAAAATAATTATTAGTTTTTTTTGAATAAATTTCATTTGCACAAATTGTTGAATTATAAAAAATGACCAAAGCGTGATGGAATATGTACCAAAGATATGTTGAACTCGATCAAATAAAAATGATGTAACATACAAATTAATCAATTCACCAAGTACATCATTAGTAATTATTGAGAGTGTAACAGCAATACGAATATAAAGAGGTATGTCCCACTTTAGTTTAAATTCTAAAATAATATAGACTAACCAAAAAATAAGATTACTAATACTCATTCTCATATAGTCGTAATTATCTGTGATTAAGAGTCCGATGATACAAGCTGTTTGAATCAATATGAAAGTAAGATCAATTATTAATTTTTTCGTGAAGTGTTGTTTCAGCTGAAGCACTCCTTCCTTAGTACAGTTAAGTAAGTTTTTATTTAAGAGATATTATCGTTTCAACCGTTCATATTCATTTAATAATAAATCAAGCAATTGGCTTATTTCAACGACTTTTGGGTCAGATAGAGGTTTCTCCTTAGCTAGTTCATTGAGTTGCTTTCTTGCTTTTTCAATTTGATAATTCATATCTTCAAGTTTTTTATTAGTCATGTTTGTACCTCCCGATTTTATCTTAGTATCTATAACGGAGGTAGAAAATATACATGTAAATAAAATCCTGAAATTGCTTATAATCATATAAATTTAGATTTCTACCAAAAAAATAAGTTTATGCAACTAACGGATAGTTTGAAATGAATGGAGGTTTTGGTATTACTATGAAATCAATAAAAATATTAACCGAAGCAGATATGAGCATTGATAGGATTGCGGAAGAGTTAGGATGTATGATTCGGCAAAGTCGTGGAACTATAACAGCATTGCGTTGAAAGTCAAGTTGTCACATTGATAGCGAAGAAACGTTATGCAGAAGATCGGTATGTATTTATCTATATACAATCAGTCTGAAAGGGTGAAACCAATGAAAACACAACCTTATTTCCAAACAACAATAACTAGCGGATCCATCGAAGAACGCGACAGACGAATTGCTGATTTAACAGGCAGAGGATTCGAGGTTGCACGCTATTTTGAAAACGCGGTAGAAGGCGCCAGCAGTCGAACCGGTTTAATTAACGGTCGCCAGCTAATCAAACATTCATATGACGGAGGAAGTACCCGTGCGACATATGGCGCAGTGCTTCGGAGGCCCAGTGCTAGAAAGAGTGAACGATAAGTCCATGTGGTTGTTGACGCGGTTAGAGCATTCAACGAGTTTAAATCTATGATGTGTTTTTCAGGAAAGAATTAAATCGAATGAAAAAACCGAACATTATCAGAATGAGGGTAAATTCTAGACAATACAACATAAAGCGTAGGAGAAAATTGAATGAATCCAATAAATGAAATAGCGAAGATAGCGCATCATGTACCACTTAAAGAATTGCAGGACATTCATCAAAGGATTACGGACTGGGTGGCTGGTGGAGGTAATGAGGATGATCCGTATATTTGGCAGCAGTTGAGGTATGCGAAGAGATTTGTAGGGGAGTAACAAAAGACTACTGACTAAAACTCAATCAGTAGTCCACCTCTCAGTCACCTTATAACTCAGTCTGCTTCTATTCGAATAGCTTGAATTTTTTGGCAGTCTACGATGAGTGTTGAACCAGGTTCAGTTTCTGGATCACTAAAGAATGCACAGCAATCCTTCTGATTTAAGGTAATAAAAACAACATCTTCTAGGACTTGACCACCTGATAAGAAAACATCAACTTCAGTCTGCGTTTGTAATCGTCTTAATTGATCACAAATGCATCCTTTACAGTTATTCACAGTTTTCTCGGGTTGTTTTTGGGGCTCACATTTACATCGCTGATTATTTGAACAATTTCCCATTTTGAAGACCTCCTTTCTGGTTTTGTTAAGCTTGGCTTACATTGATAATGTATGACTTTAAAATGAGAAGTGATTGGACAACTGTTGAGAGTAATTGAAAAAATCTAGAAAATTTATTTAAGGGGTATACGGCGTATGGCGTTTGTTGTATCGGTGGGAGGACGGTTATAAAGTTTGGCCATATTAGCCTCTGTTACGACGGGAACTGTATGAGAAAGAGCAGGAGAGATGGAAGTTATGGCGACAGTGATTATCACGTTTGAAGGTTTGACATTTATTATTTCGGTTTTGTTACTCGCGTTAGGAATTTATTATTTTGGTCGGATGCATGGAAGGGTGAAGTGACGGAGTGGACACAAACCGTGTACTAAGAAAATCTTTCATCTTTCAAATTTTTTATATAAAAAACCATGCAACGACTAATTGCATGGTTCTAGGTGAAGTGTATGATATTAGACCTTAGCGGCCCATATTTCAATTTCTATTTTTATTTCAGGTAATCCTAATTCAGTAATATAACCGATTGTCATTGCAGGATAGTTATTTCCAAATAATTCTTCCCACTTAGAGTATAGATATTCCCAATCGATTTTTTCGGTTGCCCAGATATTTACCTTAATAATATTATCTGAAGATAAATTTTCGGATTTTAACACTGATTGAATGTTATTAAATGTATTGCTAATTTGTTCGTTGATATTATCTGGAAACGCACCGTCTTTATCAATTCCAATTTGACCAGATGTTACATAAAGTTCAGAATTTCTTGGGATTCTTGTGATATGAGTATAGTTTCCTACTGGTGCAGGCATTCCCACTGGATTTTTTCTTACAATCTTATCGTCCATTTTTATTACCCCATCATTTTTATTATTTGCTATTTTTCCAAATGTCATTTTTGACACACTTCACCCGTAAAAATGATTTTAGAAAAAAACAGCAGTTGAGTACCCATATCCAACTGATAGAGATTCTAATGAAGTTTTCTTCATATGAATTGGATACCTCCTTTCTTTAAACTGACAAGATAACATCAGTCAAACTATTTAATAGTTAAGGAATAGCTTATAAAAAGTGTGGATTATGAAAATAATAGCCTACTACGAATCCGAAGTAAAATAATAATGTCGTAGTTCGAACATAAAGCGAAGGGGTAACGACAAAAAGACCACTGATTACAAATAATCAGCAGTCTATATCACAGTCATCTTGGTAACAACTTATTTGTCATTATCTTTTCTCCGCAACCCTAAAAGGCCTGCCAAACCAAGTAAACCTATCCAACCCCAATCAGTATCGTCATCATCAACGCCGTTATCAGCGTCAGCTAAGTGAGTTACGTCATTAGTGTGACTGAAGATGTCTGTAGTGGAATCTTGAGCATATCCAGTTGACATTCCAAAAAACATGAAAGTAAGAAATATGGAACAAGATGAATATAAAAGTTTTTTTAACATAATTTTTCCTCCCTCCATATTTAATATAGTTAGTATTTGTAATTTAAAGAAAAATATACAGGAGGACCTTGTAAATAAAAATATCTAATGAGTACGACCATTAGGCGACACAAAGGAGCACCGTCATTAACAACCAAAAAACAATACAAAGGGCTGCGGCTAGACTTGATTCATTTGTCATATGACTCAGAAAGGGTGGAGAAGGATGAATAATGATCATGAGCGCGAAAAGTTTAAAAGATTGATGGAGGGCTTTTCGCTCGCTGTGTATGCAAATGCTCTTGGGGAAATGGGGAAAATCAACTCTCGGAAACTTATGGCTGAGATGTCGGAAGGATTCAAGATGTCCCGTGAATATTTGGAGCACCATCCGAGCATCGAAACCGATTTCACGGACAAGGACATGCTGTTGTTGCAGATTGATATGGCGCTTGATGATGGGGATATGGAGATGTTTATGCAGCGTACGAATGAGTTGAAAGGGATGGAGGTGTTGGTATGAGTGAGGTGAATCAAGTAGAAAATCGCAAGATCCAACACATTGCTGAAAAGGTGAAATTCCTCAGAACGTCTGAAGAAATGAATCTGAAAGACTTGGCAGCAGGGCTGAAAATGTATCGTGAACGCATTATGAATTTAGAAATTGGTGTGGAGAGTGCAGATTTACAAGACGTCATTCGGTATTGCGACTACTTTGGATTGGATTATGAAGGGTTTTTGTTTGATGCTTTTCCGGAGTTTAAAGCGGCTTATGTTGCGGATAGCGAAAAGATGATGAGGGCTATTGGGTATAAGATTTGAGCGAATAAAAAAGCCAGGACTTCTCCTGCCTCGGCTAAGGCAAGTATAACACAAACACGAGGAGGGGTCCTGTGAGTAAAGAAATCGAAAAAGCACTTAAAGATTACCATTGGATGATGAACACCGTCAAGATGATGCGAGACTCGTTGCAAGGGGCAGGTACTGGACTTGTTGCTCAGTATGGCGATGAAGCAAGGATGCCGAAAGCGCAAGGAGTAACGGGTGATGTCGTCCTCAGTGAAGTGATACGACGAGGGAAACGATGGGATCAAATAGCGGAGTATGAAGGAAAGCTTGAAGTCATTCAAAACAATATATATGTAATCACGGACGAGCGGGAAACCGAGATTCTGCATTGGCTGTTAGAGGGCAAAAGTCATTCGTGGATATCAAGACATATGGGGTTATCTCACACTCATGTAAACAGAATAAGCATATCGATAGCGAAGCAAATATCGGAAAATGTTCAATATGTTCAAAACGTTCAAAAGTGCATTTAGTTCAGAAGTTTGGATTTCCGCAAAACATTTGTACACTTAAAGGCAGGTTCGGGAAGTTGGGTGGTCTTGAGGTGCGGAAGCATACCTCGGCTACCGATTCCCCGAATGCGTGCTTTGTGCTTTGAAAACTACGCAACATACAGTCACCAAATAATTGAGGGCTAGTAGGTACTGGATGCCATTAGCTAACAACTGGGCTTGATATGGTGTGTAGTTTTGAGGGTATAAAGGATTTTCACCTTTCTTGATGTTCACGTTGATTGGTGTGCGGAGCACGATACAACATCAAAAGGATAACGCTAGACTAGAACGTCTACCTAGTATCATCAACAATAGTAGGAAGGTAAGTAAGATAATAAGTTTCGGTACTGGACTAGCCTATGGATTGAAAAAGGTTGGATATTAGAATGATTTGGAGTTGGTTGAGAAATTTTATGAAGAATATGAAGATGCGGCATCTAGACTTTCTGCAGAAATAAGTCCTGAGATGTATAGATTGGTTAACTCGTTTTTCACGCTTATATCAGATTACCATTCGTATAAAAGTAAAGGTGAATCTGACAACTGGTTTGAAAAGGATGGATACTCTGTGCAAGCCATGCAAATTGTGGAGCGGCATGAAAATGAATACGAAACGTTAAGCGAGTAGTGGCATCTTTTAGGAGGTGCTTTTGCTATGCTAATCGGTGCAGGTTTGCCAAGGACACTAATTCTGGGTGGAAACGTTTGAAACAAATTCCGGATGGAAACAATCGCCGTGTTCAATTCATGGGCCGATGATATATACAATACATAAAGTCTACTCAATCGAGTGGGCTTTTTCTTATACATAGAATCAAAGGTGGTGATGATAGACATTTCTTAAAGCAATATTTCGTGTACTGTTTCCATCATTCAATATAGGTATCAAGTCACCTTCTAGAGTTAGATTCGGGGAGTTAGGCAAGGGGAAAAATGTTGGTATCGCAACAACAAATGGTAATACACCCGAAAGGAAGTGATCCTACAAAGTAGCCATCTATAAAAATCTCCTTTTTAATTCCTAATATGAATTAGGTTAATTATTTATTTTTAGGACAAAGGAAGACAATCACCCTTGCACGAAAGATTCAGTGTCATATTGTAATTGAGAAGGTGGTGAAAAAAATGGGATATCATTCAAAAAAATGTGAGTGTCATCATGATCATGATAAAAATGATTGTGATAAGAACAAGGATATGAAAAAAATGGAAGAGAAATTGGAAGATATTTTGATACAACTTCAACAACAAAAGCAGTGGCAATATCAGAATCAATATCAGTATCAAAATCAATACCAAAAACAATACCAGGATCAAGATCAGAAGCAAGCTCAAGTTGATTATGATACAAGTAACTTCGAAAATATCGGAAGTCCAACGATCACTATTACAAATACCGTCGATGTTGTTTCGGTAGCTGTTGCCGTCGCACTATTATTACAGCGACCAGGTACAGGCCTTTCTGCTGATGCAGTAAAAGAATTGAAGAATATGCTTCAAGCATAATAGTAATTGTTTCAACAAAATAATATCTTCTTGGTAGCAGAAAACGCTAATTTGCGTTCTCTGCTACTAATTACTTAACTAACTAGTTTATCAGTTGGATACCTTTTATATTTAAGTCTCTTCATTTTGGTGATTATGTTACTATTTTTTAATGTGGGAGAAGAGAAAAAAAGAAGCCACAGTAGTTCCAACTAAAGTTAATAAATCTCTTTTTGGGAATAAGCCATAAAATAAGAAATGAAATTAAGCACTCATATATTGGGTGCTTTTTTCTATTTCATAAAACGCAATTAGCATTATGGGGTGCGAGCGTATGCCTCTTACCAGCTTCGATACATACGGTCGATATTTACGATAGGCAACATACATGGAGGAGGATGACGATGGAGTTGATATATGAGCACCCACTGATCAAAACTTGGTTCATCTACTGTATATTTTTCTGCTGGAAGGTAGTACCGGTTATATTCAACGGATCAAATAGCGGTAAAAAAGGTTGATATAGAGGATTTACACCTTATTTGGCGAATGATGTCAATTAGGAGGTGAGAGAAATGAAAGTAAACGTTTTTCTTTATCATGATGGCACCGAGTCATCGAAAGAATTGATTTACACCGGTAACAGCAACAACGTGAATGATGCAACAATCACGTTAGAACAATTAGAATCTAACAAGCCTTTTTTAACGGAATCAGAAAAAGGGATAGTTGAAGTTAGGGTTCACAAGATTACTCAACCAATTTATGCAACCGTCGGTAACGAACCAATGAAAGAATACAGTTTAGTTCCTATTAGCCTTAATAAGGAAGATATAAAATTAGGTCCAAACCGCGCATAAGTCATTCTTCTAGTCACGTTCATACGAGCGTGGCTTTTTAATTTGTTTACTGGAGGTGGTGTTTATGAGATATGGCTAACTGGGAAGAGATACAGAGTGAATGGGAAATAACAAAAATAACGCTTGCTGCATTAGTTCTTCGATTAGAGGGTTAACCCCTTTTTTGGCGAATATTGTAAGTGTGGGGTTAGAAAATGAGAGAAATCAAACAATTACCAAAGAAATCTACTTTAGCGCTAATACAGGAAGCGAAAGATGCTTATGCGCATTTTAATGACGAGGCGCAGAATGCATTCATTGAACAACTTGCGCTCAAAGAGAAAAAAAGACTTTTGGAAATAGCAAAAACAAAAACTGATTTAAAAGGAGCTCAAGGTGTTATTCTGAAGATGATTACCGAATTACATGAAAAAATAATCGAAGGAGACAAGCACAGGTGTAGTTGTGAGAGTAGCAGAAAAAAATATTCTGAAATCATACGTGCACTAGAAGCGGCTATTAAAGAGTTTTAATAAAATGCCGCTGATTAGTAAGTTCGCGAAGGGAAGGCACCCATTGCGGTGCTTTTTCTATGTCATAAAATGCAAATAGCATAATGAGGTGATGCCATTGAATGTGAAGAAAAAGAATAGCGGAAGACGCGGGAAGTTCGTTGAATGGTTAAAATCAGAGGGGTTAATCAAGATTGAAGGTTGGGCTCGTGATGGTTTAACAGATGAACAGATTGCCGCAAACATAGGTATTAGTCGTTCGACATTGAATGAATGGAAAAAGAAGTATTCGGACATATCGGACACCCTAAAAAGGGGTAAGGAAGTCGTTGACCGACAAGTCGAGAATGCCCTGCTTAAACGTGCTCTCGGCTATCAATACAATGAAGTTACTCAAGAAAAAACATGGAGTGACGACCTAGGCATATACGAGATGTCAGTTACAAAGATTGTCATAAAAGAAGTCAATCCAGATGTAACGGCTCAAATTTTCTGGCTTAAAAACAGGAAGCCGAAAGACTGGCGAGACAAGCAAGATATCCAACACAGCGGCAATGTGGAGATTAACAACCCAATGAAAGACCTAACAGCCGAGGAGCTAAGGAAGCTGATTAACAAATGACAGATGATCAATTAAAAGAATTGAAGGTACAAGCCCGGTTGGAACTCGCACGACGTGAGTTCTTTTATTTTTGCCATTTAACCGCGCCTAAGTTTTACAAAAAGAACCGTCAATACCTAGCAGACATGTGCAATGAGATGCAAGAGTTCTACGAATCCGATGACGAGGTTGCGATTATAAACGTACCTCCTAGACATGGTAAGTCCCGTACAGCCTCCATGTTCGCTGAATGGGTATTCGGGCAGAACCTAGAAGAGAAAATAATGACAGGTTCGTATAATGAAACCTGATCAACGACATTTTCTAAAGCTGTACGCAACGGCATCTCAGAAGAAAAGGCAGACGCAGACCAAATAGTGTATAGCGACATATTTCCGGATACACGAATTAAACAAGGTGACGCAGCTATGAATCTGTGGAGCTTGGAGGGTGGTTACAACAACTACCTTGCCACTTCGCCAACAGGTACGGCAACAGGATTCGGTGCCTCCCTGTTGATCATCGATGATTTAATAAAAAACTCTCTCGAAGCCTTTAATGAGTTAGTGCTTGATAAGCATTGGGATTGGTTCACAAATACGATGCTTTCCCGTCTTGAAGAGGGTGGAAAAATCATCATCATTATGACACGCTGGGCATCGAAGGACTTGGCAGGCAGGGCGCTAGAGCATTTTAGTGAAGAAGGTAAACGTGTCCGACATATCAATTTAAAAGCTTTAAAAGATGATGGTAAGATGCTTTGCGATGAGGTATTAAGTCGCCGTTCGTATGACAGTAAGATTCGTGCGATGGGAGCTGAGATAGCGGCAGCTAACTATCAACAGGAGCCGATTGATGCGAAGGGCAAGTTGTACGAAACGCTCAAAGTGTATGAGGGAGAATTGCCGCAGTTTAAAGAAATTCGCAACTACACCGACACTGCTGACGAGGGTAGTGACTTCCTGTGCAGCATTAACTAAGGTGTAACATTTAACAAAGAGGCCTTTGTTCTCGATGTACTCTACACAAAGGCGGGAATGGTAGTGACAGAACCTAAGACAGCAGAAATGCTATTCAAGGGTAATGTGCGAGTAGCTGACATCGAATCGAATAATGGTGGTTTAGGTTTTTCACGATCAGTCGAAAGGCATCTGAAAGAAACACATAAGACTAACCAAGTACGGATGGCACCATTCCACCAATCTAAAAATAAGCAGGCCCGTATTCTTTCGAATGCAACTTGGGTAATGGATCATATTTATTTCCCGAGCGATTGGCGCAATCGTTGGCCCGAGTTCTTCAAGGCTATGAACGAATATCAAAAAGAAGGTAAGAACAAGCACGACGATGCGCAGGATGCGATTACTGGCGTAGCTGAAGCTATTATCAGTGCGAAGAAAGTTAGCGTTGGCAGTAAATCGAAACTGGGATTGAGGTGATAGCATGGCGATTATTCGAAGTAGAGAGTTAATAGATGACATAAATGATATTCCAATTGCACTCATTTCAAATTGTATTAAGGAGCACCAAGAAGGATTAGGTCGATTAAATAAGCTTGAACAGTATTACAAAGGTGAACACGCTATCTTAATCCGTCGCCAAGGCGAAGAGGATAACGGACTTCCGAACAATAAACTTGTCGCAAACCACGCTAAATACATTACAGATGTTGCTACTGGCTATGTATTTGGAAAGCCGGTTAAATACGAGGGTGATCAAATAGATGAAATAACACCCAAAAATTAAAAATCAGGAGTGATAAAATGGAATATCTTAAATTTATTCCTGCATTTTTCGCAGGAGTAGCAACATTGATGTTTGGTGTG